TTTTAGGCCGTCTGCCTGTTGTTGGTTAAAATGGGACATCTGAAATATCATCAGCAGGCTTCGCATTGCCTTGCGGATACTTAGGCTGTTCCTGCGTTGCTTGGTTATTACCGCCCAACATCTTCATTTCGTTCACGATGATGTCGTATGCCGTGCGTTCGATGCCGTCTTTGCCTTGATATTTACGGCTTTGGATTTTCCCCTCTAAATACACCTGACTGCCTTTTGTCAGGTATTTGCCTGCAATCTCTGCCAGTTTGCGGAACATGGTAACTTCATGCCATTCAGTGGCCTCTTGGCGTTGTCCGTTCTTGTCGGTGTACTTTTCGCTTGTAGCCACGGAAAAGTTACATACAGCTTCGCCGTTCGCCATGAAGCGCGTTTCAGGGTCGCGGCCAAGACGGCCAATTAAAATTACTTTATTCAGCATGGTTTACCTTTCTCAAATTCCTGTTTCAATTTTTCGGCATACTCAAAGCACGCCTCTGCTTTTCGCTTGATTTGGTTGATTGCGTTTTCATCACGGTACACTGTGATTGTTGTCAGTCGTTTTTCAAACGGCAGACGCTCAACCGCTTCAACCAAATTGCCTACATCGTCATAAGGCTTTAAAAGCTCTTCGGGCGTTGGGAAAATCCAAAAATCAATATCAGCCTTTTCACAATCAAAAAGCCACATGTAGCCTTGCATTTGCCAGCCATAGCCTGCCTTTTCTGCTTTGGCTTCGGCTTCTTCTTGGAAGAATGGATGTGTGCCGATGTCCCATGAGCATTTTGTGTCAATGATTGTTTGACGCTTCGGATCGTAAATATCACATTCGCCTGTAATCCAATCATTGACGCGCCGTTCGGTGTTTTTCTTGTACATCAAGCCGCGAATCAGGCCGCTGCAACGGATTGCTTCATCTTCAAGCAATAACCCTTTTTCGGTTTCTTTGCTCCCTGTGAAGCTCTCGAAGCCTGAATATTCGTTCTTCAGGCGTTCGATAATGTAAGACTTGGCCGTCTGTGTTAATCCGTTGGCTTCTTTTTCGGCTTTGCTTTTTGGTTCGCCGATAATCTTGTGAATTGATGAACATCGGATTCTCATAATTTATCCAATTCCGCTTTCTGCTCTTCTGACAATTCGTAACTGTCTAAGACCGTCTGAATATCAATATCGCCGGTGCTGATGTTTTCTTTGAGTTGCTCAAACATTTCATCGGAAACGGTCATTTTTGGCGTTTCTGCCGGCAGTGGTTGGTTATCGATATATTCAAACTCTTCGGCCTCTACGTCTTTTACGATTGCTTGGTCGGCTAAAACCGCCTTTTGCATTTCGATTGACAGCGGGGCTTGTTGTGAAAGCAATAGCTTGATAACTGTTTTCTTCGCCATTGCCTCGAAGTTGTCAGCCCAAACGCCAAAGCCGCGCTTGTATGTTTGGCTGTATCGTTTGGCGTGTGCTTCCAGTTCTTCCATCGTCATTGTCAGATTTGCTTCATAGCCGTTCAAAAGTTGGAAATAGGCGATATAACCGATGATTTGTCCGCTTGGTTTGCGCGGGATAAGTGAGGTCAAACGTTGGTAAACATCTTCTTCTGCGTCTGTGTCGTAAACAGGGCAGGCGTTGATTCGTTTAAACTGTCCGCTTCGCTGTGCAAGCTGAATGAAGCCTTTGTAACCAAGCTGAAACTGCGCTTCTGTAACGTTCTCTTTTCGGTTTTGAAAAGGGACGATGTACGCAAAGCCTAAGCTGTTATTGATTGGCAGATTCAGCGTTGCGGCCATGCAAGCTGCGTTAAATACCGATTTTGGCGTTGCGTTTTGTAACAGGCTGTTTGAGTTGACAATCTGCATGGCTGACGTTGCAAAACTTGCAAAGTTTTTGCCAATGAGTTCTTGCATTTTTCGTTTGGCGGCATCGCTGTCGAAAAATTGTTTAATCGCCATTGCGTTTGTTTTTGCTGGATGTGTCATTTTTAATTTCCTAAGAGTTTGTTGAAATACTTTTCAGCAGCCGCTTTTGTCTTAAATGTTTTCTCGTTGACTTTCTTGCGCCCCGCGTTCTTTTTGAGAATCAGCGCGTGAGTGTTTCGGGCGAATGTCTCAACGTCTTGCCAAACGTGCCAAACGCCGTTTTCGTTTCTCGTTCGTGCGCCGCAATGTTTGCTGATATGGCTATGGCCTTTTGGTTTGGCCACATAACAGCCTGTCAAAATGTGTTGCATGGCTTAATCTCCGCGTCTCCCATGACCTTCACTTCGTCCGGCATGGTTTCATACTCTTGCTCAATTTGTGCTTCTTGGCTGATTGTTTCCGGTTCTACTGGTTTCTCGGCTTTGCCGGAAAAGCTACAGGCCGCGATTGTGATGGCTGTTACAGCTAAAACACTGCGAATTGCGTATTTCATTTTTTTACCTACTGCGAAAGTTGATTGATGTCGAAGATTCCGTATTGCGCTGCAGTCAATACCGCGCGGCTGTGGTCGGTTTTGCGCTCAAGCCTTGAAACCATCTAGTTAAAGTGTCTCAAGAGAATCAGCCGGGCATTGCCCAACATGATGTCAGGGTGCTTCGCTCCGGCATTGCACGGCATGGCTTTGATTTTTGGATTAAAGGGCAGGGCGATGACCTTTTGCATAAATTCGCGCCGCGCCTGCTTTGCTTCGTCTGTCAGGTATTGGGTTAATGCTTTCATGCCGCTTCCTCCCATTGGTTTGCCAGTTCGTCGATTTTGCTTACTCGCAAATCAGCGTGATTTGATTTAGTTGCCCAAATCAGCGCGTCTTTAATTTCTTCGTTTTCGTACTTATTGCTACTCAATTCGAGAAATTCCGCACCGTCTAACAAGCAAGTTCGCCATTCGCCATCATTCTGCGAGTATTCCAATTCATCACATTCGATAGCGCATTTGCGAAACTCGTAGGCTTCCTTGATGACGTGTTGCATGATTTGCGCGTGGAATAATTTGAAGTTCTTCCTGTTGTCATCTTCTCGGCGTTCTTCGATCGCAATTTCTGCGTCTCGCAATTCTTCGCGCCTGTACATTTCGTCCATTCCCCAATCAGGGCGGCTTGTTTCGTAATAAGTCATTTCCTTTTCCTTTTGTTGCGGTATCGGTAGAGGAAGGGGCTTGATGTTTCTCCGTGCCGTTGCCCTTGCTTGCCTGTGGTGTTGCTAGGCAGTAAGCCTTGTGCCCTCGTTTTGGCATTAGCTCACCCTATCTACCGATAATTTGACCTTGCTTATTTAAGCAACCGTCTCCAGCCGCTTAAATAAGCCCCCTGTTACAGGGGCTGTGTCAAAATTTAGCCGTCGCCGTCGCCGTAGCCGTCGCCGTTGCCGTTGCCGTAGCCGTGGTTAATTGGCTTATTTAAGTAGCTCATGATTGTTCTACCTCAGACGCGGTGCGAATTGATTCGGCTGCGTTGCCTGTTACTGGAATAATCTCAATCGCTTCAAGCCAAACGGAATCAATCTCACCGCAAATCTTGCTGTCGTCTTGTTTGATGCCGTGTCGTGCAACGCCTGACAGGCTGATTGATTCTTTTGCCCACCATTTGTACATACGGCGCGCCTTAGTCAGAATCACTTCATTGCCTGCTTTTTGCTTCAACACGCCAAACCAAACGCCTGCGGAATAAGTGCGGATAATCACTTCTTTGCCGATGGCGAAATCATTAATGCCTTGAGCCTCTGTAACTGTTACAGGCGGCAATGGTTCTTCTTCGGCTTCTTCTTGCTTAGGTTTGCTTGCTACGTCTGCCATCAGGCTTGCCATCATCAAGAACAAGTCGGCTGGGTCTTTTAATTCAAATTTCTTTGCTTCCATTTTTGTATTTCCTTGTGTATCAAGTGTTAAAAAAAATTTACCGTCATAGGCTGTTATCTTTTAGGCCGCCCTCGCCTGTAACCGTTTGTTCGATTTCCCCCATGCTTTACCATGTCTTGCTATCGGCTATTGCCTACCTGAAGGGCGGTTACTACGTTTCCAATTTGTTAAAGAACAGATTAAGTTTTTTATTGAAGCCGCCTCGCTTGAAGCGGCTTGGGTAAGAAACTTAGATTGGTCGAATGAATGTTGTTGGTTGAGCGTTGATAATTGCTTGGCAGGCTTCTAAATATGTTTTGAACTCTTTTGCTACCCCACCATAAATTTGTTTAACAATGTATTTTTTGTGTTTGCGACCTGCTTCAAAAATCTGACCGACAGTGCATTCTTGGTTGATTGAGTAATCTTCAAATTGCATAGCGTTGGCGATGTGTTTCATTTTTAGCTCCTAGAGTTAGTGTGTTTTGCTTCGATGTGTGTATTATAGCAAAGCTAAATAGAATGTAAATAGCAATGCTAAGAAATTTTGCTATATTTTTGCTATATGTTGATTTAAAAGAGAATTTAGTTTTGCTATCTGAAAAACACTTAGGCGAACGCCTGCGAATTATGAAGAACGGAAAAAAGAAAACCGCCCAAACAAGGCGGTAAATGTGAAGCAAATAACGGTATAACCACTAGCGAAAGGGGGTAAGCACCTATCTAAAGGCAAAAGAAAAGCCCGCGCATGGCGGGCTTGGTAGTCGATTATGAATAATCTAACCATTTGACAAAATAAAAAGGAGGAGGTCTGGATTATACCTGATAAATTGGATAAAAAAAGCGAAAATATTTCTTTATAAATCCTTATAATTCAATGCTTTCAATACTTCCTTTTTCATAAACGCTTCAGCAAACATGTCTGTCGTGTCTATTTTTGCGATATATTTCGGGCGATTGTTTCGGCAACA